TCAAACATGAAGAAATGAAATGACTGAGTCAGCCGAGAAGAATTTCCCCGCTTATTCGCACCTTCCCTAGTTAATATCCGTGCAAGCCCTTTATAGTCAGCTATCCCATCAGGGGTTTCTGATATTAATATTCCGGTTGTTTTCCATAAGAGCTTGGCTTGTTTGTTTTTCATATAGGATCGTAAGTCATATGATAACAATGCCACACTTATACCATAGCGAGTGTCTGTTACAGTTGTATTATATGCTCCAGTAATGCCATAGCTTGGTGTGTAGTTTGTTGTTGATGTTCCAATCGTATTCGCTGAACCAAAACCATTCCCATAGCTATTGACGTTAGTGTTGAAATTACTATATGTGGTGGATGATTTGATGCCAGTTTCGCCAATTATTGGAATGGTTACGTTTCGTGTGTTAGTAACTGCACCGCTACGGTAGAAGCTTAAGAAAATGACTTGGTCAACCTCTTTTTCGTCGCTGCTTAGCGTATATCCTTGGGAGTATAGGCCTGCAGCAATGACTGTAGCTATTTGTTTATATTCAATTTGATGTGTATTTAATAACTCTTTGTCTGCGGGGAGGATGGCTATTTTTTTACCAACAACTTCACCAGATGAAAGCGCATTTATGGTAACTAGGGGTTGGTTTGTACATCCAGCTAATAATAAAAGAGCAGATAGTATGAATAGTTTACGAAACATATTTTTCTCTGTGTTGGGTTTTCTCGGACGTTACCATATCGATTTGTCTATGTATACACATGGCATGTGAAGAAATTATTACCCCCGATAAACTAATAACAATTTAACCTTTTGCTTGAAGAATGTGAACGGTGAATAATGAGATGTGTATTTTAATTGAATTGGAATAGTTTGCTTTTTAAGTAAATTCTTTTGGCTGCTTTATTAAGTCATAACGTAATTAATATCCATATTTTTATCCAAATTTCCCCAGCGCGGGGTAATGAGATGGCATATGCACCATAACCCAGGAAGTTGGTTGGAGTGGAAGGAATTGCTGTGGGGCTGGTGGCAAGGGGAAACCCCGGTAGGCGGCGTATTACTGGCCATTCTGACGGCGGCTGTCCGGGTGACCTACCTGGGCGGCGGCTGGAAGCAAACGGCGTTAGAGGGAGTGTTATGTGGTGCCCTGACGCTGACCGTGGTGGCGACGCTGGACTATTTTAACCTCCCCAAGTCGCTGACCCCGGCCATCGGCGGTGCGATTGGTTTTATCGGCGTGCAGCAGATCCAGCGTTTTGCGCTGTATATCCTGCGGCGAAAGTTGGGGATACCGGCAGACAAGGAGCGGTAATTATGGCACTCACCAAGGATCAAATTTTTGATGCCTTACTGGGGCGTGAAGGAGGCTACGTCGATCACCCTCACGATAAAGGTGGGCCGACCAAGTGGGGGATCACCGAGAAGGTGGCCCGAGCCCACGGCTATACCGGCGATATGCGTAACCTGACGCGGGCGCAAGCGCTGGAAATCTATGAGAGCGACTATTGGTCGGGACCCCGTTTTGACCAGGTGGCGGAGTATTCCGCGCTGGTGGCCGCCGAACTGTGTGATACCGGCGTCAATATGGGGCCGTCGGTGCCCAGTAAGTGGCTACAGCGCTGGCTGACCGCCTTTAACGATGGCGAGCGCTTGTACCCGGATATCAGTGCCGATGGGGTGATTGGGCCACGGACATTGTCGGCGCTGCGTACCTATTTGGATGCCCGAGGAGAAGAGGGTGAACAGGTGCTGTTACGGGCGCTCAATTGTAGCCAGGGTGATCGTTATCTGAACTTGGCCGAGCAGCGGGTGCAGAACGAGTCGTTTCTGTATGGCTGGGTTAGGGAGCGGGTGACGCTGTCTTAGCACAAACTGAATGTAGGCGATCGGTTGTGAGACTACTTGGAGATTTGCCAATGGGTGTGTGATCAAGTGCAGAGGGGCATCTTTTGGCTGACTCATCTAAATATGTCGATAAGTCATGTACTAGGTGTTTTATTTTTTATATTTAAATGGTGAGTGATATGAAACAGTTAACTGTTACCATAAAGGGACTTGCTCAATATGATGGTGATGCGGCAGTCGAGGCTGCTGTGAACTTTACGATTTATAATGGTGATGCCGTATTGGTATCTGATGGCATTATAGGTAAATCGTTATCTCCATACTCGCGACGCTATGTCGTAGGTGATATTGATGGCGATATTAAGGTTGTGCATGATCGACCCGATCTCCACGGGCTAGAAGTGAGTGCGGCATTGTCATAAGATGACTCCGGGTACCCAAAGGAGATGATCTTATGTTTGTTGAGCCAACTCTTAAGCAAGACCCTGATAATGCAGGTTGTGTATTAGGTTGGGCCGTTCTTTGCCCTAAGCCATGGCATCTTTTTGGTATGTATGGTTCGAAGGGTGAGGCGGATATTAATGCTGCACAGCAAGGCGATAAATATGTGGTTAAATATGGATCGCATTGTATAGGCACTGATGATTTTATTTACGTTGAAATAAGTTAGTCAATAATAGACACCGAGCCCTGGTTATATGCTGGGGCTTTGTCGCATCTGCATGCCGTAACCCATAGAAGGCCGAACTGTTGGTGAAAGATTTGATCCAATTCCAGCTATGTGGGCTGGGCGGTCGTCTCTGACGGAGATCTCGTATAAATTCGAGACAGTTCATTATGTTAAGCAATATCTGGAAGCCACTGGCGATCATCTCGCTGGTGGCTTTGCTTTTATGGGGCGTCTCGACCTGGCGCTATGCGGCCGGTTATGCCGTTGGTAAGCGTCTGGCTGAGCAGGCGTGGCAGCTTAAGTGGGAGACGCGCAACCGGGATGAGGAGACCGCCAGGGCAAACCGGGAGCGGGGCGAGCGGGCTGAAGAGCAACGTCGCTGGCAGGCCATGATTAAGGTGAAACAGAATGCGGATCAACAACTGGAACAGATTAAAGCCGATGCTGCTCGCTCTACCGCTGATGCTGAGCGCCTGCGGCGTACGCTTTCTCAATTGCGGCAGCAGTTGGCAGACCGTTCCCTCTGCCGAGTTTCCACCGCTGGTGGAGCCAGCCCGGCAGGCGCCGCTGCCGGATTTCTGTTTGCCGACGTGCTCGGCGAATCTCTCCAACGCAATGCAGCGTTGGCAGCCTATGCTGACCGGGCTAGAGCAGCCGGTCTTGCCTGTGAGCGGCTCTATGATGCCGTGACGCAGTCGCGGGCGCAGTGAAAGGGAGTGTAGCCCTTTTGCTTAGACTCATGATGACAAGGAGCTGACCATGAGATACCCAACTGTTTTAGTCAATGGCATCGCCGTCCGTGTGGATGAGGGGGGACGCTACTCGCTGAATGATCTTCATGCCGCCGCGGTGGTGAATGGCGAGGCAACTGAGCAGCAAAGGCCAAGTCAGTTTTTACGTAGTGCGCAGATCAAGCGCTTTGTCAAAGCGCTTAAAGCCAGAGTGCAAAAAAGCACTCTGGAACAAAATCAACCAATTAGAGTAATCAGTGGTGGTGATGAGCCTGGCGTATGGGGTATTGAGTTACTGGCAATTCGCTATGCTGCATGGATTAAGCCAGAGTTTGAGATTGAGGTCTATGAGGTGTTCAGGGCAATGCTGCGTTTTGGCATTCACTCTATGTCCCATTTGAATAGACTCGATCATGCTATCCAAGCGGAAACTCGGGAGATAAGCCGCTGTGCCAGCAAAATGGCCAGATGGGGATCGGGTGGCCGCAAACAGTTATTGAATACGGCCCGGGATAAGATGGTGAGTGAGATACAGATGTATTTGCCAGGGGTTGAGCTATAACGCATCCGATTATGATTTTAAACAGAGTGAACAGTTCTTGACCTCTTTACATTCCCAACGCGCCGCATAAGCAATTAGCTCCTCGCGCTTGTTTGAGGTCACTTTCAAGTATTTGCCGTTAGTGAAGCACCCAGTTCGACGATTCGTATAGGTTGAAATCGTTTTACAAGAGGGGTGATGAATTCGGGCAAATCGCTCTGGTTGTGAACCGTCTTTTCTTGCGTTCATGACATATCCATTGGGATGCTGAATACACCAGGAAAGATAATCACACTCAGTGCTTAATTGTTGCTTATCCTCTTCAGAAAAAACCCAGCAGGACATAAGACACTCCTCGTGTTAGAGAGAAACGCGTTGCGAACCAATCTAGAGCAAAATGAGTTACTGGAATAGCTAATTTACGGGTCCTTTCCCCCCAAAAATTGCTCCCCACGGGGCGGGGGGCGCGGGAAACGGCGCATTTTTTCGATCCCATAGTCATCATCATCATAGGGTTAACCTACTGATTTTTAATAAGCCGACCGTCAAAAGATGTCGGTTTGTCCCTTTACTTATTCCATTCAGGAGAGCATTTACACGAATTTACAATAGGAGGCGCGGTGGATAATGAGCTGAAGAACCTCAAGCTCAACATCAATCAGCTGGCGGCTATCTCTCAGACTCATCGTCAAACCATCGTCTCCCGTCTTCATCACGTTCCGCTAGCACCGGGTAGTCATGCTAAGAACAAGCTGTATTACCTGACCGATGTGATCGCTGAGCTAATTAAAACGACCCCGTCCGTCCCCGCTGAACAGAACCCTAAATTGATGACGCCTCGAGAGCGTAAGGACTGGTATGACTCCGAGAAGTCGCGGGTCTGGCTGGAGAAGGAGCTGCGTAACCTGATCCCGGCTCATGAGGTGATCAGCGTGTATGCCGGCATGGTAAAGGCGGTGGTGCAGATGCTGGAAACCCTGCCGGACCGGTTAGAGCGTGATGCCGCCTTGCCAGCGCTCGCGGTGGCGCAAGCTCAGACGATCATCGATGCGCTGCGTGATGAGTTAGAGCAGCAAACCTATCAATCCTGTAGCGCGCTCTATGAACAAGGGGAGGAGGTTGACGATGGCGATGACGATGATGAGGAGGGGAACTGAACAGGCTTCCGCTCGGCGGATTGGGCAGGATATCTCCACGCTGTTCCGTCCCCCTCGTCGGATGGCGGTGGCGGAGGCGGTAAAGCGTTATCTCCGCGTTCCGGTCGGCGCTGGCAGCTCGTTGCCGTGGGAGGCAGAGCTGACGCCTTACATGCTGGAGCCAATGAATTGCCTGTCCCTGCGTGAGTTTGACGCGGTGATCTTCGCCGGGCCCTCGCGAACGGGGAAAACGCTGGGGTTACTGGATGGCTGGATTGTCTACGGTATTGTCTGCGATCCGGGCGATATGCTGGTGGTGCAGATGACGGAGGGAAAGGCCCGCGAACACTCTAAGACTCGCTTGGCGCGTATCTTCCACCATAGCCTGGCGGTCAGACGCCGCCTCAGCCCGATACGCAACGACAACAACGTCCACGATAAGATCTTTAGTGACGGTACCTTTCTGAAAATCGGCTGGCCCTCGATCAATATTTTCTCCTCCTCTGACTATAAGCGCGTTGCGCTGACGGATTACGACCGCTATCCGGAGAACATCGATGGCGAAGGGGACAGCTTCGCGTTGGCTTCCAAGCGTACCACCACCTTCATGTCCGCAGGAATGACGCTGGTAGAAAGCTCTCCGGGGCGGGAAGTCATCAACCCTAAATGGCGTCGAACCACGCCACACGAGGCGCCACCGACGACCGGCATCCTGGCGCTCTATAACCGCGGCGATCGACGCCGCTGGTACTGGCCCTGTCCGCACTGCGGCGAGTATTTCCAGCCGGCCATGGAGAACATGACGGGATACCGCGAGCAGGCCGATCTGATGCAGGCTAGTGAGGCCGCGCATCTCCAATGTCCATCCTGCGCAGGCGTGATCCTCGCCGAACAGAAACGTCTGCTGAATAACCGGGGTGTCTGGTTGCGTGACGGCGAGCGTATCGACTCCCATGGTCAGCGTAGCGGCACACCACGTCGGTCACGTATCGCCTCTTTCTGGTTGGAGGGGCCTGCGGCCGCCTATCAGAGCTGGTCGCAACTGGTCAACAAGTTGTTGAGCGCCGAACAGGAATATGAAACCACTGGCAGCGAAGAGACGCTGCGTACGGTGATCAACACCGACTGGGGATTGCCGTACCAGTCCCGGCTAGCCCAGGGGGGCCAGAATAGCGAGAGCTTGATGGCGCGCGCCGAAGGGTGGACGAAGCGCACTATCCCGCCCGGTGTCCGTTTCCTGGTGGCGGCCGTCGACGTTCAGGGGGGCAAAAACGCCCGCTTTGTGGTGCAGGTAGTGGGGTATGGCAGCCAGGGCGAACGTTGGATCATCGATCGCTATAACATCCGTCACTCTGTGCGCGCCGATGAGCAAGGAGAGAGTCTGCCTGTCAACCCTGCCGCCAACCCCGAGGACTGGCAGCTGCTGCGCAGCGATGTCCTGGAGAAAAGCTATCCCCTCGATAGCGAGGGGACGCGACGGTTACCGATCTTGGCGATGGCCGTCGATTCCGGAGGCGAAGACGGCGTCACCGATAACGCCTATGCCTTCTGGCGCGCCTGCCGTCGCGATGGCGTGGGCGGCCAGGTCTATCTGTTTAAGGGGGATGGATTAGCGCGCACTAAGCTGATCAGCAAAACCTATCCCGACAACACCGAACGCAGCGATCGCCGGGCACGAGCTCGTGGCGAGGTCCCGCTGTATCTCTTGCAGACCAATCAGCTGAAAGATCGCATCGCTAGCGCACTGGCACGAGAAACGCCGGGGCCGAACTACGTGCATTTTCCTGATTGGCTCGGCGCATGGTTTTACGAGGAGCTGACCTATGAAGAACGTGGTGCTGATGGCAAATGGCGCAAGCCGGGGAAAGGCGCTAACGAGGCATTCGACCTGCTGTGTTATGCCCATGCGTTGGCACTCCTACGCGGTTATGAGCGCATCAATTGGGCGAGCCCGCCCCGCTGGGCGCGGTTACCGCAGAATGCGCCGGAAACACTCACACCGACGCCACACCCGGCGTCAGCCATAACATCACCACGCCAGAAACCGATCCCATGGGGCGGCCAATCAGGAGGAGGATGGCTATGAGCCAGACACAACGCGCGATCTTACAAGCCCTGTATGACGACTATATACAAGCTGAACATGCCGTACTCAAGGGACGGTCGATCACCCTCAACGGCCAATCGATGACGATGGAGAACCTGGCCGAAATCCGCAAGGGGCGGGAGCAGCTAGCCCGGCAGTTGCAGGACTTGACGGGACGGCGCCCCCTTTACCGCACGGCGAGGTTTTCATGAACCTACTCGACGAGGTGATAGGGTTTCTCTCGCCAGCCTGGAAGCTATCCCGTTTGAGCGCGCGCTACGCCATTCGCGCCTTCGAAGCCGTCACACCGACGGGAACTCACCGCGCCCGACGAGAAGGGCGCAGTGCCGATCAACTGGTGCAGTTTGCTGGGCGTTCTCTGCGTGAACAGGCCCGCTGGCTCGACAATAACCATGACTTGGTCATCGGCGCCCTGGACAAGTTGGAGGAGCGCATCATTGGCGCCCGCGGCATCGTCGTCGAACCGCAACCCCTTACACGAACCGGCGAACTGGACCAACCTTTAGCCGAACAGATCCGCCAAGCGTGGTCCGAATGGTCGGTTAGCCCAGATGTCAGTGGCCAATACACCCGTCCGGTGCTGGAGCGTTTACTGCTCCGCACCTGGCTACGTGATGGCGAAGTCTTCGCGCAATTGGTCATGGGGGCGGCGCCTGGCTTGACATCGGTTGCTGGCATTCCCTTCTGGTTGGAGGCGCTAGAGCCTGACTATGTGCCGCTGGACTACAACGAGCTGGCGCAGGGCATTGTTCAGGGGATCCGCTTCAATGCCTGGATGCGGCCACTGGCGTATCGCGTGTTTCTGCATTATCCCCGCGGTGCGGGCGGCCTGACGGCAAGCAAACAGATCGACGCCGAGCGCATGCTACACCTCAAGTTCACCCGGCGGCTGCATCAGGTGCGGGGTGTCTCGCTGTTGTCTGGGGTCATCATGCGCCTTTCCGGTCTCAAGGAATATGAGGACAACGAACTGCTGGCGGCACGCATCGCGGCCTCGCTGGGAATGTATATCCAGCGCGGGGAGGGGATAGACTACGATCCAAGCAGCTATAACACCGAGATGTCGCGCGACCTTCAACTGACCCCTGGAATGGTCTTCGATGGCCTCCGCCCAGGCGAGAAGATCGGCCTGATTAAATCCGAGCGTCCTAACCCCAACCTGGAATCGTTTCGCATGGGACAGATGCGGGCGATCGCGGCCGGGAGTCGCAGTAGCTTTTCCTCCATCGCTCGCAACTATGACGGCAGTTACAGCGCCCAGCGCCAAGAGCTGGTGGAGGCCCAAGAGGGCTACACCGTCCTACAAAACACCTTCATCGCGGCGATCAGTCGCCCGTTGTACCGCCGCTGGCTGGCAATGGCGCTGGCCAGTGGAGTGATCCGACCCGAGCCATACAGTGACCCCGCGACCTTGAATAATGCCGTCTACAGCGGGCCGGTCATGCCATGGATCGATCCTCAGAAAGAGGCCAATGCCTGGCGCGTGATGATCCGTGGCGGTTCGGCAACGGAAAGCGATTGGGTCCGTGCCCGTGGCGGCACCCCCGCCGAAGTGAAACGCCGCCGTAAGGCGGAAGTAGACGAAAACTACAAGCTGGGTCTGGTCTTCGACACCGATCCGGCCAACGACAAAGGAGGCTCCCCCGATGACAGTCACGACACGCTATCCCCCGAGGAACAGTTGCGCACCCGCCGGCGTTAAGGGCTGGTTCAGTATCTGTGCTACTGCACCCCGGACGGCGGAAATCCGCATCTACGATGAGATCGGCTTGTGGGGTATCTCCGCGCGCCAGTTCGCCGAAGGTCTCACGGCCTTGGGTGAGGTCGATCGCATAGACCTACATATCCATTCGCCGGGCGGTGATGTCTTCGATGGTATCGCCATTTACAACCTGCTGAGTCACCACCCGGCAAGCAAGACGGTCTACATCGATGGCTTGGCGGCCAGCATGGCCTCGGTGATCGCCATGGTCGGGGATCCCATCATCATGCCGGAAAACGCCATGATGATGCTGCATAAACCTTGGGGGATCGCTGGCGGTGATGCCGATGACATCCGTGATTACGCCGCTCTGCTGGACAAGCTAGAGACGGTACTGATCCCCGCCTACATGAAGAAATCTGGCCAGAGTCGCGAGGCGATCGCCGCCCTGTTAGAGCAGGAAACTTGGCTATCGGGTGCGGAGTGTGTCGAACAGGGTTTCGCCGACACCCTCGCCGCACCGCTGCAACGCATGGCCGCTCTTCAATCCCAACGCTTAGAGGAATTCGCGCATATGCCGAAGACAATTCGCAACATGGTAAGTCCGCCGCGCAACAGCGGTGAGATGCCCACGCCTACCACCGCGCCGGACGAAGTACAGATCCGCTCCCAAGAGCGTGAGGCGCAGCGCCAGCGCGTCAACGCTATCCGCGAGTTGTTCGCGCTATTTGGTGAGCAACAAACCGAATTGATGATGCTCTGCATTGGCGATGTCGATTGTGGCATCGATCAGGCGAAAGACCGCCTGTTAGCGGCCCTAGGCCAGAACGCCAGCGCGAGCAATGTCCTGGAGGCTCCGCAGAACCGCTCAGGTGGTCATGTCGGTAACGGCAACATCACGGGCGACGCCATTCGCCAGGCGCTGCTGGTTCGCGCCGGTTTTGAGGAGAGTCAGCGTGATAACCCCTACAACGGTATGACGCTGCGTGAGATGTCGCGTTGCTCGCTGACCGATCGGGGCGTGGGGATAGCGGGGCTCAATCCAATGCAGATGGTCGGGCTCTCTTTTACCCATAGCACCTCTGACTTCGGCAACATCCTGCTCGATGTGGCGCACAAATCCATCCTACAGGGCTGGGAAGAGGCGCCGGAGACCTTCGAACAGTGGACACGCAAGGGCAGTCTCTCCGACTTCAAGGTCGCGCATCGCGTAGGGTTGGGTGGTTTCCCCTCACTACGTCAAGTGCGTGAAGGGGCGGAGTTCAAGTATGTCACCTTGGATGATCGCCAGGCGACGATTGCCCTGGCGACCTACGGTGAGCTGTTCAGCGTGACCCGTCAGGCCATCATCAACGACGACTTGCACATGCTGACCGACGTGCCGATGAAACTGGGGCGGGCGGCCAAGGCCACCATCGCCGATCTGGTGTATGCCATCCTGCTCAACAACCCGAGACTATCAGCGGACGGCATCGTCCTGTTTGATAGCGCGAAACACGGCAACATCCTAAGCGGTGCGGCAATGGACGTCGCCAGCCTGGATAAGGCGCGCCAGTTAATGCGCCGGCAGAAGGAGGGGCAGCGTCATCTCAACATCCGTCCCGCCTTCGTCTTGGTACCGACCGCATTGGAGGCCAGCGCCAACCAAGTGATCCGCTCGGCCAGCGTCAAGGGCGCCGAGGTGAATGCTGGGGTCATTAACCCGATCCAGAACTTCGCCAGCGTCATCGCCGAGCCGCGTCTAGACGATAGCAGCGCCACGACCTACTACCTGGCGGCCGCCAAGGGAAGCGATACCATCGAGGTTGCCTACCTCAACGGTGTGGATGTCCCTTATATCGACCAACAGGAGGGTTTCGAGGTGGATGGCATCACCAGTAAGGTGCGCATCGATGCCGGTGTTTCGCCCATCGATCATCGCGGTCTGGTGCGCTGCGACGCCTAACCGTCCATGAGGGATTTTGAGATATCCGGCCGCAGGCCGGTAGGAGAACAGTATGGCGAACAACTATCTGCAACGGGGCGGTACGATCGACATCGACGCTGGGGAGGCGGCCATTGCCAGCGGCGCGCTGGTAGCGCTGGGGGATATGGTGGTCATCGCGATCGGCCACATCGAGCCTCATCATGCCGGTGTCGGGCTGACCGAAGGCGTCTTCCTGGTGCCAAAACTGGAGTCCGATGTGATCGAGTTGGGGAAAAAACTTCATCTGAAGAATGGCGTGGTGCAATTGTCCGCCTCGGGCGCCGTGTATGCAGGTAAAGCCTGGGCGAGCGCCGGAGCGGGTACGACGCTGGTGGCGGTGAAGATCAATGCCTAGCCCTTTTACCCAGTTTGCGGCCTCGCTGGATGCGTTGACGCAGGCCCGAATGGGGGAGCGGGTGCAGATCAACGGGCTGCCGTATTGTGCGGTACCCGCCACTAGCCCGGCGCTGTTTGGCGCCGTCGAAGCGGAGCTGACGACACTGATGATTTTCAGCGCCGCCTATCGTCCCCAACGCGATGACGAGGTGGTTTGGCAAGGCGCCGAGTATCGGGTTGCCCGCTACCATCGTCAGAATGGCAAATACGTCATCCAACTGGAGCCGCAATGAAAGGTGAAGACAAACTGCGAGCCATCTTGACGGATCTGGGGGGCAAGGAGTTAGCGCGCGCCAGCGCCCAAGTGGTCAATCGGCTCGCCGCCAAGGCGATCACCCGTAGTTTACGACGGGTCGCGCGTGAAAAACGCCTACCGGTACGGCGCTTGAAACGTCGAGTCAGGTTGACTCAGGCTAAGTCCAACACGGAGTGGCCACAGGCGCGCATCCGCGTGTACCGCGGCGACTTTCCTGCGATCAACCTGGGTACGGCACGCATCTTGGGTATTCCTGGGCGGCGGGGCAGCGTGCTGCACGTCGGTCATCACTCCCTACCGGGCGCCTTCATCCAGTACCTAAAAACGGGGCGTTGGCAGGTTCTACGCCGCGATGGCCGGGCGCGTATGCCCATCCACGTGGTGAAGATCCCGGTGAAGGATGCGCTCACGACCGCCTTTCGTGAGGAGACTCAAAGACTATGGCAAGACAACCTACCTCAAGCGTTACAGCAGGCGATGGCGCGCCAACTCCAGTTACTGCTCCGCCGTCAGCGTTGACCCCGCAAGGTGCCATCCGTCATCGCATTCGCCAACGGGTGCTCGATCGACTGAAAACGGCGCTGCAAGGCGAGTCTCAGGTCCACTTTTTCGATGGCAGCCCCAGCTTTATCGATGGCGAGGCCGAACTCCCTGCCGTGGCCGTCTACCTCAGTGATCTACAACCGGAGGCGGTCTACTTTGACAGCGTTAGCTGGTCAGGCGTGTTACACGTGCAGATTTTCCTGCGGGCGCGTGAGCCGGACGCCGCGTTAGATCGTTGGGCGGAGTGTTACGCGGCGCCATTGCTGGCCGACCCGGCGCTACTGACTCCATTCGATGGAGATCTAGCGCCATTGGCATGCGACTACCAGCGCGATGAGGAGTTGGGTATCTGGGGCGCGATCGATCTGCAATATCAAATCCGTTACACACAGGAGCAGCTATGACAGCGACAACGACCCCGCAGAAGGGCAGCGGTACCACCTTATGGATCTACACCGGCCAAGATATGGCGCGCCTCAGTGTCGTCAGCGACGACGACTGGCAGCGATTGGGCAAGGTCAAAGATATCCAACCGGGTGAACTGCAAGCCGAAACGGACGAAGATAACTATATCGATGACGATGATGCCGACTGGAAGCGTAACGCCCAGGGGATTAAATCTGTCAGCGACTCTACCTTCACCCTAGCCTGGTTACCGGGCGATCCCGGCCAGCAGGCGGTGCTGGCGGCCTTCGACGATGGCCGCGTGATGGCTTACCGTCTGAAATACCCGAACGGAGTGATCGACATCTTCTATGGCTTCGTTTCTGCACTCGGCAAGAGCGTAAGCCAGAACGAAACCATCACCCGCACCATTCGTTTCACCCACAGCGGCAAACCGACGTTGGCCGAGGTCGGTTCACTTCCTAAAAACGCAACATCAATGGAGGGATGATGCAACTGAAACATGACACGTTTTGCTATGGCGACGAGCAGGTCGTACTGCGAGAGCTAACGGCTTTACAGCATGTGGAATACCTGCGTTATGCGGCGGCACACCCGCCGCCTGATGCGGATGCGGGCCTTAGCGGTATGGCCTACCTGGCGGAGATGAACAACCTCAACTGTCAGATCAACGCGTTGTTAGTGGCGATGTCGCTGGCGAGTAACGCCCCCACGCAGACGGCAGAGGAGCGGGCCGAAAGCCAGCAGCAACTGATGGCGACTTGGCCCGCCCAATTGTTGGCGGAGGCGGCTCAACGGGTATTGGCGTTGAGTCAACTGTTGGACGAGGGGCCGCCAGAAGAAGCGTCTGAGCGATCCGATGCCGCAAAGCCCTAGCGGCGGAGATGGCGTTCATCCTGCGTCTGGCGCGTGAGTTTCACCGGCCTGATTGGTGCGCCATGTTGGCCGGCATGAGTTGCAGTGAGCTGCGCGCCTGGGCGGCGTTCTACCGCGAACATCTCTTCGCCGATACCCAGCTCGATCTGGAGTTCGCCGCCCTGCAATGCACGCTGGTTCGGCTGGTGGATGCCAAGGCCCGGCCCGCACTCACCGACTTTACGCTATTGATGCACGCCACCGCACCGCCGGAGAAAGACGACGCCCAGCTGATGCAGTTGGCGAGTGGCCTTATGGGGAGGGAACGGTATGTCCCAGATCAGCCAACTTGAAGTCCGACTGGATGCGGACACGGTGCAGTTCCAGGAGGGGTTAGCCCGAGCCCGTGCCGAATTGGGACTCATCGGGCAGGTCAGTCGGGAGGCGGCGCAGCAGACCCAGTCGGCATTCGACTCGTTATCTCGGGCCGAGCAGATAGCCCTCAACCGTCTGAAGTCAGCCATCGATCCCACGACCCGGGCACTGACACAGTTAGAGCGTCAGCAACGCCAGCTTCAAGCACAATTTGCGGCTGGGAACCTGACCCAAGCCGAATATGCCCGTTATATGCAGGTGCTCGACCGTAACCTGCAAGGGGTGATCAGTCGTGAGCGTCTATTGAAAACCGCCTCGACGGGGTGTACCGAGGCGCTACAACGTCAGCAAAAAATGGTGCAGCGCCTCAATCTCAGCCACGGCCAATATCAAATGGCGCTCCGTCTGCTACCGATGCAGATGACCGACGTGGTGACCCAGCTCGCCAGCGGCCAGAACCCGTTACTGATCCTGATCCAGCAGGGTGGCCAGGTTCGGGATTCGTTCGGTGGGCTCCGTAATACTTTTATCGCCTTGAGCCAGGTGATCTCCCCGCTGAGTCTGTTGCTGGTCGGTCTGGCGGGGGCCGGTGGCGCGTGGGCCTATGCCCTGTATCAGGCCGATCAGGAGCAGCGCCAGTTTCAGCGAGGGCTAATCTTGACTGGCCACTATGCCGGTCTGACAACGTCGCAGCTACAACGTCTAGCTCAGAGCCTGGCAGGTGACGGTGTCACGCGTCACGGCATGGCCGATTCCCTGGCGCAGGTGGTGAGCAGTGGTGCCTTTTCCGATGCACAGGTTGCGCGTGTCGCTCGCGCCGCCGCCCAGATGGAACAGGCCGTCGGGCAATCGGTCGAGGAGACCATCAGCCAGTTCACGCGGTTGCAACAGGAGCCACTGAGCGCGGTGCAAGCGCTGGATGAGGCCTTACACTTCCTGAGCGCTGCCACCCTACAGCAGATCGCCACGCTGGAAGATCAAGGGCGGCGCAGTGACGCCGCGCGTCTCGCCATCGATGCCTATGCCTCCGCGCTGAATGAGCGAGCGCATGCAATCCGGGACGACTTAGGCTACCTAGAGGCGGCTTGGCATGCCGTTTCGGACACGGCTGCCGCCGCCTGGGAGTCGATGCTAAACCTGGGGCGTGAGCAGACATTAGAGGCGCGGATTGCGGCGTTAGCACAGCAGATCCAGGCCGGAGGGCGCCAATTCGGCGCGGTGTTCGTTCCGGCCAATCAGCAAGATCATGCCCAGTTGGCTCGCCTACGGGAAGAGAAGTACCAGCGCGATGTCGCTGCCGCCCGGGATAAGGCTGAACGGCAGGAGCAGGAGCGGCAGAAGCGCCAGTTAGCCGCCAACCGCCATTGGCAGGCGCTCTACGAAAGTGAGGAGCAACAACATCAGCGCCGCCTCGAGGCGATCCGTAACAGTGCGGCCAACGAAGCGGTTAAGCAGGCGGCATTGGCGGAGGAGCGTCGTCGCTACCAGAGCCGCCAGGATCGTAGCCATGCGCCCCGGGAGAACGAGGGGCAACGTCTGTTAGCTCAGTACCGTCAGCGCCAAGCCCAACTCGACGCCGAACTGGCGACGGCACGTCAGACTAATGGCGGTCAGTTACTCAATGCCGAACGGCAGCGACTGCAACTACAGCAACGCCTCAGCGACATGCAGGGGCGTCAACTGAGTGAGAACGACAAGAGCCTGCTGGCCAATCGACAACAACTAGAGCTTCTCTTGGCGCAAAACATGGCGCGGGAGACGGCCTTGGCGCGCCAACAGGCGTTAAATGCCCTGCAACGGAAGGGAGATCAGCTAGCCCAACAAGCCAGCCAAGAGATGGAGAGAGCGCGTTACCAGCAAGAGAGCCTGCTGGCTGGCACACAACTGGGTAATCAGGCGCGTCAGCGTTTACAGCAGGCCTTGGCCCTACGCCAATACTATCAAACACGCCTGGATCAACTGGAGCGGGATAGCCGCGCCAAGGGGACCCAGGAGAGCGACGCCTATCGCCAGGTTACCGCGGCGTTACGGGATAACTTGGCGCAACGTCTGGCGTTGTTAGAGCGCTACCACGCTCAGGTAGATGCACAGGAGAGCAACTGGCAGTTGGGCGCGATCCGGGCGCTGAATAATGTGGCGGAGCAGGGGGAACAGGTGGCGACGCTGACCGAGGGGGTCTTTACCCGGGCCTTCGATGGCATGGGCGACGCGCTGGCGCACTTCGCCCTGACGGGCAAGCTGGAGTTTCGCAGCTTCGCCGCCTCGGTGCTGACCGATTTAGCCAAGATGGAGCTCCGCATCGCCACCTCCAAAGCCTTGGGCTTGTTGTTGAATTTTGGTCGCAGCCTGTTAGGTGGCAGCAATGAGGGATATGGCGGTAATGCTTTTGACAACGGCATGTACAACCATCTTCGTTTCAATGCCCTCGGCGGCGTCTACCGTACGCCCAGTCTTCATCGCTACAGTGGCACGGTAGTCAGTCATCCCACCGTCTTCGCTTTTGCGCAGGGCGCGGGGATCATGGGGGAAGCGGGGGCGGAGGCGATCTTACCGCTGCGCCGAGCCGCGGACGGTAAGCTGGGTGTCGTCGCCAGCGGTGTAGTTCGGGAGAGCAACTTCTCCCCGGTCTACAACATCACGATCAACAACGATGGTCAGCGGGGAGAGATTGGCCCACAGGCCTTGGCCGCCATCTACGAGGTGAGCCGGCGCAGCGTGGCGGACTACTTGGCGACGCAACGGCGTGACGGCGGCTTACTGGGAGAACCCTGATGGAAACCTTTCGCTGGCCAATCCGCCCCGATCTGGTGATCGTGTCGCAGCCGCGGGTCAGCCGAGTCCGTTTCGGCGATGGTTACGAGCAGCGTCGTCCTGACGGTTTGAACGCCGATCTTAAGATCTACAGCGTGACCTTAGTGGCATCCCTCGCAGAGGGGGCGCAGTTGGAGGCGTTCTTCGCCCGCCAGGGTGGCGTCAACGCGTTTCGTTGGACACCGCCGTACGGTTACCGTCCGATCAACGTGCTCTGCCGCCAATGGCGGTCGGTTCGTCACGCGCGCAAGCTAACCTTTACCGCTGACTTTGAACAGGTGGTCGCATGATACCGTCATCGATGCAACAGGAGGCAAGTCGCTTGAGTCAATCCGCTCGCCTGGATGTGTGGGAGGTCGATCTGACCGCCATCGGTGGCGAACGTCATTTTTTCACCAACCAGCACAATGAAAAGGGGCAGGACATCGTCTGGCAGGGACGGACGTATATCGCCTATCCCGTCACCGGTAGCGGTTTTACCTTCAATGGTCGCGGGCCAGCTAACCGTCCCGAGCTGCACCTCTCCAATCTCTTTGGTCTGCTTACCGCTATGGTCGAGGATTACGACGGGCTGGTGGGTGGCAGTGTGATACGCCGTACCCTCTATGCCCGCTTTTTGGATGCGGTGAACTTCTATCAGGGCAATCCCGAGGCTGATCCGGAGCAGGAACAGGTACAACACTACCGGATCGAACAGGTGGCAGAGGTCACGCGAGATAGCGTGCGTGTGGTGTTGTCCGCACCGACGGAAAGTGACGGCGCCCTTTGTCCTGGGCGCATCATGCTGGCTGATGTTTGCGCGTGGATCTACCGCAGCGAGGAGTGCGGCTACCTGGGTCCCCCCATGGCGGATGCCCTCGACCGGCCCACCCAAGATCCCACCGCCGACCAATGCAGTAAGACACGCCGTGCCTGTGAGTTACGACACAACATCGACAGTTATGGCGGCTTTCTTTCCATCAATAAACTGACCCAATAGGTATCGCCATGCTTGATGACGACATTCTGGCGCATGCGGCACGCATGGCGCCGGCGGAGTCCTGCGGCTTTGTGATACGAACGCCAATGGGCGAACGCTACCTACCATGCAAAAACCGCTCACTGGAGCCGAGGCGCTATTTTCGCATGACCCCACAGGATTACCTCCAAGCCAGTGCACGCGGTGAGCTGGTCGCCCTGGTTCATAGCCACCCACATGGCGATCCTTATCTCAGCGCCGCCGATCGGCGGCTTCAGATCGCCAGTGCCTTACCTTGGTGGCTGGTCTGCGAGGGGCGTATCGCCCGTTATCGGCCTGTTCCATTACTACTGGGACGCCCCTTCGTGCATGGCCATGCCGACTGTTATGCCTTGCTGCGCGACGCCTATCATCTTGCAGGGATCGCGTTGCCGGCCATGCACTACGACGCTGACTGGTACCAACAGGGAGCCGATCTTTACCTGCAAGAGCTGCCCCGTAACGGTTTTTTCCGTATTCCACTAGCGGCAGCTCAGGCTGGCGATGTGTTGCTGTGCTGCTTCGGCTGTTCGGTAGCGAACCATGCCGCCATTTACTGTGACGACGGGCAGTTACTGCACCATCTCCCCAACCAACTCAGCAAACGGGAAGGATATAGCGAACGATGGCAACGACAGACACACTCCCTCTGGCGCCACCACGCCTGGCACGCATCTGCCTTTACGGCGATCTGCAACGATTTGGCCGCCGCCACGCTCTGTTAGCCGCCACGGCAGCGGAGGCGGTTTATGCCTTGGCTAGCCAATTACCGGCGCTACGCCGCCAACTGTTACAGGGATGGTATCAAGTCCGTCTCGCTGGCGAAGACATGACGACGGAGACCTTGGCGCAGCGCCTGCATGAGCCGCTGTCCGATCGGGCGGTGATCCACATCGTCCCACGCCCAGCGGGCGCCAAAAGCGGCTTTATCCAGACCATTCTGGGCGCGGCGTTTGTCGCCTTTGCCGCCTGGAACCCGCTGGGGTGGTCTAGCGCAGTGATCGGCGGCCTTGTCGCCAGCGGCGGCGGACTAGCGCTGAGCGGTGTTGCCATGATGCTGACGCCGATGCCCAAGACACCAAGCCTGCAGCGTGCGGATAACGGCAAACCCAACACCTACTTCTCCAGCCTGGATAACCTGGTCGCCCAAGGGAACCCGGTGCCGGTGGTCTATGGCGAGATCATGGTGGGGTCACGAGTCATCTCACAGGAGGTGAGCGTGTGGGATGAGCAAGGCGACGTCATCGTCGTCGGCATGCGCTAACGACAGAGGAATGACATATGGGTAAGGGCAGGGCTAAACAACATACCCCCTATGAGGCACCGGATAGCCTGAAATCGACGCAGAGGCTCAGCATCATCGATGCGATTAGTGAGGGGCCGATAGAGGGCCCCGTCGCGGGATTAGCCAGCGTCTACCTCAACGATACGCCTGCCATCGATGATGAGGGTAACAGCAACATCAATGGCCTGACGGTGATCTACAACGCTGGCACTCAAGAGCAGGCCGCATTAGAGGGATTCGAGGCATCGGGTGCGGAGACGATCATTGGCGCTGAGGTAAAGGCCACCACTCCGATCACGCGCACCATCACGTCAGCCAACATAGACCGCTTACGCCTGACGCTCGGTGTGGTCGCGTTACAGTCGGTCAGCGACGAAGGCGATCGCGACATTAGCAGCGTCACCCTACGGATCCAGCTGCAACGCGACGGCCATTGGCAGGACACCAGTGAGCTGACCCTTCGCGGCAAGACGACCAGCCAGTTTCTGACCTCAGTGGTGCTAGACGATCTACCGCCGCGCCCCTTTGGTGTCCGGGTGGTGCGCGTCACCCCGGATAGCGCCAGCGATCAGCTGCAAAACCGTACCCTATGGTCGAGTTATACCGAGATCATCGATATTCGCCAACGCTACCCCAACACGGCCGTCGTGGGTCTATTGGTCAACAGCGAGCAGTTCGGGAGCCAGCAGGTGCGCCGTACCTACTTGGTGCGCGGGCGCATCATTCAGGTTCCGGCCAACTACGATCCACACACCCGCCATTATGAGGGGCTCTGGCAGGGCGACTTCAAGGCGGCCTGGAGCAACAACCCCGCCTGGGTTCTGTATGATCTTCTGACCCATCCCCGCTATGGCCTGGGACGGCGTGTCGGCACTCTCAGCGTGGATAAATGGGCGCTGTATGCCATCGCCCGCTACTGCGATCAACTTGTACCCGATGGCTACGGCGGTAGCGAACCGCGTATGACGTGCAACGCCAGCCTGAGCGAACAGCGCAAGGCTTACGATGTGATCAACGACCTCTGCTCCATCATGCGGTGTATGCCGGTCTGGAACGGCCAGACGCTTACCTTCGTGCAGGATCGTCCGTCCGACGCGGTCTGGTCTTATAGCAACGCCAATGTGGTTGAGGGGCGCTTCAATTACACCTTCAGCGCATTGAAAGCCCGCCATAGCGCTGCCGAGATCCGCTTCGTCGATCCTGACAACGGTTGGCGTGTTTCGACCGAATATGTGGCGGATGAGGGGATGATTGCCCGCTATGGACTGAACGTCCTCAAATTGGACGCGTTCGGCTGCACTTGTCGAGGCCAGGCTTACCGCATGGGGCTTTGGGCGCTGACCAGTGAAAAACTGGAGACCCAGATGGTGACCTTTAGTCTGGGGATGGAGGGGATCCGCCATCTCCCCGGCGATATCATCGAAATTTGCGACAACGATTATGCCGGCATTGCGCTTGGGGGGCGCTTGTTGGAGGTCGGCGAGGGATGGGTTCGCCTCGACCGTCCGGTTAACGTGGAGACGTTCACGCAGTTGCTGGTGGCGGATCGACAGGGGCGTCAAGTCAGTGTGACCATTCATGGACAACCGGCTCCGGACCAGCTACATGTTTCCGCTCTGCCTCCCGGATGCGCTGCGTTCGATTGTTGGAGTCTCCGCCAGGCGTCGTTACGTCCACGTCTGTTCCGCTGCTTGGAGATCGTGGAGAACGGCGATGGCAGCTATGGCGTGACGGCATTGCAACATGTGCCGGAGAAGGAGTCGATAGTCGATAACGGGGCTCACTTCGATCCCAAGCCGCCCACTATCTACGGCGTCGTGCCGCCGGCGGTGCAACATCTGACGGTGGAGATTAGCGAAGCGGGTGGTCAATATCAGGCTTGGGTACGTTGGGATACCCCACGAATGGTTAACGGCATCCGTTTTCTCCTGCAATTGAAGATCCAGGATGGTGAGGTGCTGCGCTTAGTCGGCAACTACACTACAAGCGCCTGCGAATACCGCCTCTACGGGCTGACGTTGGGTCACTACCAGCTCAGTGTGCGTTCGGTCAGTGTCAGTGGGCTACGAGGCGACCCGACCGAGATCCGCTTTGTCATTGCGGCGCCAGAAGCACCGATCGAGGTGGTGATTACACCGGGTTATTTTCAGTTCACCGTAACGCCACGCCAGACCCTGTTTAATCCTGAGACACAATTCGAATTCTGGTTCAGCCCCCGGCGTCTGCACGATCTCGATCAGATCGTCACCCAGGCGAGTTATCTGGGGAGTGGGCGCTTTTGGGTGGTCTCCGGCGCGATGATCCACCCAGGACAGGATTACTACCTGTACGTTCGTAGTGTTAACGCCGTGGGCAAATCAGCCTTCGTCGAGGCCGTCGGCCAGGCCAGTAACGATGCCGCCGGTTATCTGGACTTCTTTGCAGGACAGATCGGCCGCACACATCTGGCCCAGGCGCTCAGGGAGCAGATCGAGCTAGGGGCTGAAAACAGCGGTCAAATCCAGGAAATTAACCAAAGCTGGCAGGACTTGCAGGGCAGACTCAACACCCTGTGGGGCGTACGGGTACAGCAGTTACAGGATGGCCGTCACTATATCGCCGGCTTGGGTGTCGGCATCGAGAGTGACGCTCAGGGAGAGGTACAGAGTCAAATCCTGTTGTTGGCAGATCGTTTGGCAATGCTCGACCCGGATAACGGCGCTACGACGCCGCTATTCGTCGTGCAAGGAGGCCAGATGTGGCTGAATGAGCTGCTGCTTAAGCGGCTGATCGCCGCCTCCATTATCTCATCGGGAGATCCCCCCACCTTCGTCCTCACCCCGGAGGGGGAGCTATTTGCGCGTCAGGCGGATATCAGTGGTCACATCAATGCCACCAGTGGCCGTCTTAGCCATGTCACCATCGATGAGAGCTGCGATGTGAAGGAGATCCGCGCCGAAACCATCAAGGGCGATATCGTCAAGGTCATCACGCTGAGGCTTGGCACGCCGTTGCAGATCAGTGCCGCCCCCTTTGATCGCCTACTGTTTGCCATGCCAGTGGCGGCCCATGGTACGACCTCAACCAGTACCACCAGTTCAGGGAGGGAGGGGCGAGATAGAACCAGTACCAGCTACTCTGGGATGCGAATAGGCATCAACATCAATGGCCGAGAGGTGGTGGTTGCTGACCAATTTGGCTCAGGGGTCGATGTAGGGACAGCTATCGAATCCATCCCCGCCGCAACGAATATTACGCTGGAGTTGTGGGTTGAAAAGATGAATGGCAATTCTACGCGACGTTATACCGATGACCAGACTATCTCAATGACGCTCAATTGCCTGCTGTACAAGGCCTAAATTGCGACAATGTACACGAGGGATACCATGACGGTGACGATTTCCGGCAATCTAAAGGATGGAACGGGACAACCGATCGTCCATGCTGAACTGACGCTACTAGCAACACACACTACCAAGGAGGTGCTGGCGCATACGTATGCCACAGTGATCACCTCCGCTCAGGGAGCTTACTCGATGGCGGTACTCCCGGGGCGCTATGACATCACCCTCTCAGTCGAAAACTATCCACCGCAAAAAGTCGGGACCATCAATGTGAGCGAGGACGCCAAGGATGGTTCGTTAAATGATTTTTTGGTGATGCTGACGGAGGAAGATCTTCGCCCGCACGTGGTCCGCCGCTTTGAGGAGATGGTCTCGCAGGTCAGCGCACAGCAACGCAGCATCCTCGATCAGCAGCGGCACACAGCGCAGATCCATAGCCAAGTGGAGAGCACCGCCGAGCAGATCGAGCAACAGGCACAGCAGGTAGCCACCTTGGCGCGTGCGGCTCAGACCAGCCAACAACAGGCTGAGCGTGCGCAAGGAACGGCTACGCGCGGCGCGCAAACGGCACAACGAAGTCAACGTGGCGCGGTCGCCGCCGAAAACGCTGCCGCGCACAGCGCTCAGTTGGCAGAGCGCAGTCAGCAGGCCGCCTCGGCCGCGAAAACGGCGGCAGAGCAGCTCCTCCAGCAGACACAGCGCAGTGCGCAGGACGCTAAAAAGAGCCAACGGGTGTCGGCTTCCTCTGCCGAGGACGCACGGCACAGCGCACAGTCCGCTGCACAGACAGCGGAGCAGGCGGCGACCCAGGCGGCCAGCCAGACCGTAACGCAGTTAACCGAGGCGGTCAGGGATGAGCGGGAGCAGGTGGCAGATCTACACCGTCAGGTGGAAGAGGCCGCCGAACGGG